GTGGCTGCATCGACGATGTAGAACTGGTCATGTGCAATCCATGCCCGCCCGACCTTGAGTTCCTTGGCCATCAGCCCGGCCCAATCTTCGCGCAGGATGTTGTCACTGCAGTACTCCATGAAGTAATCGAACTCCAAGTTCCGCAGCATCCACCGCAGCCCCATCTCGAACTTGGTGCCGATGGGCGAGTTCTTGAAGGGGAAGTGCAGGTAACCCCGCTTCTCGCAGACCGCAGGCAGGTCTTTGTCATCGCCAATCACCACCACCTCCGTCTCGATGCCAAGGCCTTTGAACTGCTCGCGCACCCGGTCGAGCGCGTCCATCGCGATGTTGCGAATGCGGGCGCGCTTGTACACGGGGAAGTGGATTGCAACCTTCATAGCCCAAATGTACGCAACGCCAATTACCTGCCTTGGCCGCCGTAGGGTTTGCGGTAGTTGCGTGACTTCTTGTTGGCGCTCGTCTTCGTCTTCGCGTGAACGCCCGGCCGCGACACTTCGCGCAGCACCTTGGTGTGGGTGGTTTGGGATTTGGCCATCAGAACATGGTTAGCAGTTGGAGCAGGTCGGCGATGTTGATGACCCCGTTGCGGTCGATGTCACCGGCCAAGTCGTAGTGCCCGGCCATTCCGGCCAGCACGTAGCCGAGCAGTTGGATGGGAGAAAGTACCGTCATGGCTCTGCCGGAAACCAACCCTCCGCGATCATAAATGCCTCGTCCCTAACCGTGACCGTGCTTGGCACGATGTGCCGGAACGGGAACGCCTTGCTGCTAAAAATCACCTGCATCAGCGTCATGCGCTCTGCGTCGGTGATTTCGGGGAACAAAGACACCAGCCGCTCCAACGTGACCAGCGGATGCACCGGAATCACATAATCCAAATCCACCTGCAACGCTGCCCTGCCGTCGGTCGGGTGGTGAATGACCCCGAACACCGTGCCGTCGGCTTGGTCGGGCGTTTGGAATTGCAAAGGCAGGGTGATGCAGTAGAGTTCGCGGGTGATAAACTGCGCTCGCTGCGGGCTTGTTAAAATCCCTTCGGGGCGGACGATGATGTAATTCATCAGTAAACGTTGAAGTAGTCGTTGAGGGCGGTTTCGATGGCAGCGCGGTCGGACGATTTGTCGGCGTTGTAAATGATGACCGCTTGAATTTTGCCGTCAATAGACGCTCCGGTGTTGATGTCGTCACCAATGACAAAATCGGTTCCGTCGTCCAAATTTCCCAAGGCGTATGTCGCGCTGCTTAAAGCCAGCACCCCGTTGATGTAATGTGCGCGGGTCGTGTTGTTCACGTATATGGCGCTGATAATTGCTTGGTTTGTATTTGTAATTGTTGACGCCCCGGCTTGAAAGTCGCCCTCTACGTAAAAACTTAATGCGTTCTGCGACCCTGCGGTGAAGTTGCTTGCCTGCCGCGCCACAAGAAAGTCGAATCTCGCTGAGGTAGTGTCTTGCAAACCAAAAATGATTTCACGTTGCGCCCGCGTCGAATTGTCAAAAGAAGACACGCTAAATGCCGACCCTGCCGAACCGCCGAGGAAGTTGCCTACGTATTTCAGCGAGTCGCCGCTGCCATCGAAGTCCATCGCGGCGATGACGTTTTTCACAATTACGCCCGTGCTGCTATCGTAGATTTTCGGCTGATTTGCGGTCGTGGTCTGCACCACGTCGTAACCGTTGCCGCTTTGGTCGTAGACCGTGCGAAGGAAGCAATTCGTGCCGGTGCAGAAGGTGGTGATGGCTGACGTATCGAGGTCTACGCCGTCAAACCCAATGTCCTGCTCGGTGCTGTCGCTGGCCCTCCGCACCCGAATGCAGTTGCCCGTGTAACTTGAGTTCATCCAAGCCACGGCGTACACCGCGCGAAGTCCGGTAGTGTAGCCGTCAAGGATGGCAGTTGCAAGCGGTGCTTCTTCCCAACTAATCGCCAGCGTGAACGGCGGTTTGCCGTACGTCTGCCCGTCGAGATACTCCTGCCATTTGGTCGCGGTCGAGGCGTAGGTCGCGTCATCGGCAAAGGTGTGCAGCAGCGTCCACGTGTTCACGTCGGTGGCCTCGAACGCCTCGTCCTTGTACCAAATTTTCCGCACGATTCTGTTGCCGGCGGACGGGGTGTTGCTTTGGATGTTGAACGACTCCCCGTTGCCCTCTGCGGTCACGGTGAAGTAACGTTCCACGGTCAGCGATGCGGTGTTGGCAAGCGCCCGGTTGGTCGCCGCCTGCGTCGCGTAACGCTGCCCGAAGGTGTTGCTGCCCTTCACTACGCCTGACCCGGTGACGGTGGTGCCGGTGATGTTCTCCACCGCAAGCGTGTTGGTCGAGGCGGTGTATCTAAAGGCGTCTTCTTGGGTGAAGTTGCCGGCATTGTCCTGGTAAAAGACGTTGCCGAGAAAGCCGCCCGGGGGCGGTGACCCGGGGATGTAGCCGACATTCGCCGGTGCCCATTTGCTGCCATCCCAAGACAAGGCCTGCCCGGTCGTGGGCGATGTGGACGCGACGTTGGACAGGTCAGCCAAACGAAACGCCGGGGTGTAGGTGCGTACAAAGATTCGCCCGGTGTTCTGATGCTGCCGGGTCACTATGGCGATGGCGATGCGGTGGTTCGGCGCGGTGGGTGCAGTCGACGTCAACTGCCCATCTGTAACCGATGCGTATAGGATGGTGCCGACCGGATAGGCGTTTGTGTTAATCCCGTAAATCGTGCCGTAAGAACGAACGTGACCCGGTTCCCCGGCTGGAATGTTTTCCGACGCGATGCCCACGAGCGCCTTGGGGTCGTTGATGCTCGTGGCGCTGAACAGGGTGATGCCCATGCGGTCGCCCTGCGCGCTGTTACCGAACTGAATGACCTGACCCTTGGTGATGGTGTTGAACGTGTTGTTAAAGACCGGAATATCCACCTTGGCCGGGCCGCCGTTTATCCATGAGGTGGTGGCCTCGTCGTACACGAGAGCCTCGCGATCAAGCGGCTCGTCCAAGTTGACGTCGGTCAGGGCGGCGAGGGTGGCGCTTACGTCCCCCGGAATCCACGTGCTGGTGGCGTCGTCGTAGATGAGCGCCTGCCCGTCGGTGGGGTTGGGTGCGTTGACATCGCTGACGTCGTCAAGTTCGAAGATGCCGAGGTCTGCAAGCGCAGTTGGCAGGGTGACGTTGTCGCGCACCAGCATGACCCGGAACAGCATCGTCTGCGTGTACAGGTCGATGGACTCGAAGACGTCGGTTGCTTGGTTGATGAATCGGCACTCGGCAATTGTCCCGCCGGTGTAGCCGTCGAGCGCCGAGCGGCACAACTCCGCAAGGGCGTGCGCCTCTTTGGGGCGGTCTTCGATGACGGACACCTGCACGGTATGCACGTCCATGTTGGTCGTGTTGTCGTGCGTGTCCGCCGGGTCGGTGTTGGTCAGCTGCACCACGATGGCCGGAATCACTCCGCCCTCAAGCCGAGAGACGGGATAGATGCGGCTTGTGGTGGTGATGGCCGTAATGTTTGCATCCGCCTTGAGGATGTCGATGATGAGGTTAATCATTGGAATCCCTTGCGTTTTTTGAACCGTTCGATGACCTTAACTACGTCCCTGCTAAACTTCTGCTCCACCACGCCCTTCTTGCTATCAAACGCCTCCTGATACAAGTTGTGGCCCTTGAATCCGGGGTGCTTGATGGACGCGATGCGATGCACCTTGCCGCTCTCCGCGTTGCGCACCGTGAACGCCCCGCGGCCCGTCTTGCGCCGCCCATCCACCGTGCCGAATTTGAAGCCCCGGCTGAACGGTCGAACGATGCCGACCTTCTTGCCCACGCCCCCGGTGCGCTCCGATGCCCCTTGGCCCGCTTGGATGAGGTGATTGTAGCGGATGGGCCGGGCGACGTAGCCTTTGGCCTCGTCGAGGTATGGCGAGGCGCTGAACACGTTGAACCGCTTGGGGCCGGTGCGCACCACGACGTAGGGCTTGAACCGCTTGTCGTCGCCCGTGGTGATGACCTGCGCCTTGGCCCAAGCGCCCGTTCCTGGCAACTCGTTGCCGAGGCGGGAGGCCTCTTTCTTGAACGGGATGACCGCGCTGCGCTGCGCGTTCTCGATGGGCTTGCCCTTTAACTCCAGCGGGATGGCCTTGAGAGCCGCCTCGATGGCCTTCACGCTTGCGGGATCTACGCCAAACTTGACCGCCATTAGTTCCGCAGTTCGGTGTAGACGTTCATCTCCTGCCGGCGGTTCACCTCTTCGACCCCGGTGATGTAGTAGTACAACCCGCCGAAGCTTATGCGCATAGTGGCGTTCACCCCGGAGTTGTAGCGGATGTTCCAGATGGTGCGGGTGAGGGCCGTCTGCCGGTCCACCTCTTCGCGCTCGGTGACGCCCTTATCCATCTTGTTCGCCCACACCGTCGCGTACGTCGTCCACGTCGTGTAGTCGTAGTTCCAATCATCCTTCGCGGTGACCTGCTGCTCGATGACGATGCGGCGGTCAAGTTTGCCGATTCTCATGCGTAGACGCGGTAAGGTGCCAGCAGCGCATGGACGCCGATGGGCAGTTCGGTGGCAATCGTTCCGGTCAGCACGGCCTGCCGGTTCTCGTAGAAGTGGCCGGCGAGGATGCGGATGGCTTGCAGGATGGGGCCGGGCACGGTGCTATGACCTGCCGTGGCATTGATGATGACTTGGTTGTATCGCTCGAGGTAGACCGCCGGCGGCGCGTCAAAGGCGATGCGCTGCGGGGTGCCCACAAGGTCCGCGTACCACCGGGCGGTGGAAAGGGTTTGCAGGACGTTGTCGATGTCGTAGAACTGCACCGATGAGATGGCCGTCACCGGCCCTGCAGGAAATGGCGAGTCCACGAATGAATCCATGTAGTAGGTCACCGTGCCGCTGCCGAATAGCCGCCCGGTGTATTCCTCGCACGCCTGCCGCGCGGAGGTCAGCAGAAAGCCGAGCGTGGTGTCGTCATCCGCCCCGTCCACCCGCAGGTAGT